CCAATTAATTAAACCACCGAATATTTATATATAAAATAACTATATTATGGATACATCTAATTTTTTAAATTCAATACGCAAAATTATTCGCGAGGAAGTACGTGCTGTTATAAAACAAGAATTGACAGACATACTAAAAGAAGGCTTAAAACCAACTTTAACTGAATTACGCCAACCTAGTAGAAAACCAAATACTGTTGCTACTAGAAAAACAGTACCAGTTAAAGAAGTAACTAAAACACAAAATCCTGTATTGTTTACTGATAATAAATGGGCTAGTATTTTAAACGAAACGCCAATACTTCGAGAACAATCTGGTAATCTAAATTCATATTCTGAAATGTTAAATGAGGAAATGGATGATCTTTCATTTACATCAGCAGACGCACAAGGATTTGGCATGATGCGACAATCAAATAATAAACCAACTGTAATGGAAGATCCGGAAACTGGTAAGGTATATGATATTGCACCAGCTGTACAAGATGCACTGACTCGAGACTATTCCGGTTTAATGAAAGCTATTGCCGCGAAGAAAGGTAATTAATGTCATATCAAATAATAGAATCGCCAATAATATCATCTCAAACGGTATTAGGAGTAGATTTATCATTTAACAATATTGGTATATTTAAACCATTATATTCATCAGTTAAACAAGCAACTGCTAATTTTAAGAATTTAATAAAAACTCAACGAGGTGAACGATATTATCATCCATCATACGGTTGTGATTTGATTGCAATTTTATTTGAACCAAATGTCGCAGAGTTAAAAGGTGAAATATCTGAGATTATTACTAATGCTACAATAGAATGGTTACCGTATATTAATATAGATGATATAACAATAATAACAAATGAAGATGATCCGCTAATGGAGCATAAATTATCAATATCAATAACTATTAGCAGTAATACAATTCAAACCGAAAAAATAGTTATATTTGTTGGTGAAAATGGTAATATTTCAATACAATGAGAAACATATAAATGGAAACAAAAAAAGATATATCGTATTTAGGTAAAGATTTTGGTCAATTTAAAAGAAATTTAATTGATTTTACTAAACAATATTTTCCACAATCATATACCGATTTTAATGAGTCATCGCCGGGTTCAATTTTTATCGAAATGGCATCATATGTTGGCGACGTATTAAGTTTTTATGCTGATACCAATTTAAAAGAATCGTTTTTACATCAAGCAACTGAAACGACAAATATATATGATATTGCTAGAACATTGGGCTATAAAGTAAAAAATATAGTACCAGCTTCTGTCAAATTGGATGTATTCCAATTATTGCCGGCTATCGGTACCGGTACTGCAGTTCGACCGGATTATAACTATGCATTGAAAATTAAAGACGGTATGCAAGTTAAACAAGAATCTGGCCCAGCCGTATTTCGGACATTGGATAGTATCGATTTTTCGTTTTCATCATCATTTAATGCAACCGATATAACTGTATATGAAACTGATGATGTTACAAAACTACCAACATATTATTTAGCGAAAAAACAAGTAAATGCCGTATCAGGCGATGTTAAGACTGCAACATTTACTTTTACTACTGCAATACCATATGATAAAATCGTATTGCCAGATTTAAATATAATTGATATTATTTCAGTTGAAGAATCAGATGGCGATAATTGGTATGAAGTTCCTTATTTAGCACAAGATACTATTTTTGAGTCAATTCCAAATTTAATGGAAAATGATCCGGATTTATTTCAATATAGATCATCGGTTTCAAATTTATTAAAATTAAGAAAAACATCAAAACGATTTGTTACTAGATTACGAACAGACAATAAAGTTGAATTGCAATTTGGCGCCGGTGTGTCTGATCAGAATGATGAAGAAATATTACCAAACCCAACTAATGTAGGAAATGGATTAGCCGGATTAATGCAATCAGGTAATGTAAATATAGATCCATCTAATTTTTTATATACGAGAGCATATGGTCAAGCACCATCTAATACTACACTAACAGTAACGTATACGGTTGGTAATGGTATCACTGATAATGTTTCATCAAATGTTTTAACATCGTTACAGTCAGTTAAATATAATGAAAATGTGAATGCTACTAGCAATGCATCACTAATTAATTTTATTAAATCTACTGTATCTGCTACCAATAACGAACCAGCTCGTGGAGCTAAAACAATTGATTCGGTTAGTGACATTAAAAATAATGCAATGGCGAATTTTGGAACACAAAATAGACTTGTTACAGCAGCTGATTATATTATTAGATCATATTCATTACCTTCTAAATTTGGTAGTGTTGCTAAAGCATATATTATACCAGATGACCAAATATCACAACAACAATTAATATCATCTAGAATAGCTAATCCATTAGCAATGAATTTATATGTGTTAGGATACAATGATTCTAAACAATTGACTGAATTGAATTTAGCAATTAAAAAAAATTTAAAAACATATTTAGATGCACATCGAATGTTAACTGATGCAATTAATATTAAAGATGCATTTATAATCAATATTGGAATTGACTTTAAAGTAACAACGTTACCAAATTATAATAGTAATGATGTATTGCTAAGGTGCATATCCGCACTTAAAACTGCTTTTGATATAGACAAATGGCAAATTAACCAACCAATTATAAAATCGGATATAATGAACGTAATAGCCAATACAAAAGGGGTGCAATCAGTATTATCTGTAAAAGTAAATAATTTGTATGAATCAACAAACGGATATTCAGGTAATGTGTATGATTTAGGTACAGCTGAAAGAAAAGGTATTATATATCCTAGTTTAGATCCTAGCATTTTTGAAATTAAATATCCAGATACCGATATCGTAGGACAAGTCGTAAGTTATTAATTTTGATATTTATAATTAAAAGAAAGAGTATTTAAAATGGGTATATTATCTAATAATTACGCAAAAATAATTCCAGGTGCATTAATTTCCGCAAGTTATGTTTCTGATATATATGATGTGTTACTGGGCGCTGCTACTGAATCAATAAAAATAAGCGGTTCATTAACTGTTACTGGTTCTATTACATCAACTGCTGGTTTTAGTGGTTCATTATATGGAACTGCATCAAATGCAATTTCATCATCATATGCAGTTAATTGTACAACTGCATCATACGCAGTAACAGCTTCATATTTATTATCATCACAATTAATAACATTAACACCGAGTAATCCGTTACCAACAAATCCGTTAACAGGATCGTTTGCCGTATCATCAAGCATACCACCTAAACCATATTTTTGGAATGGTACTACATGGACTGCATTATATTAAAAAAGGAAATACATGTTTAGAATATTTTATGCAGAAAATGATGCCGCAATATATGAATCATCAGAAACAGCAAATACCGGTTTAGATGAACTTTTAGAAATTGGTAAACAATTAGGAGCCGATGGTGCAACTCTACTTAAATCTAGATCTATCATTAAATTTGATATGTCAGAAATCAATGCAACACTTTCTAAATATTCAAAAACTTTAGATAATTGTAAATTTGTATTACAACTATATACTACCCATGCAAAAAATTTACCTGCTGATTTTACTATAGATGCAAAATTAGTCGGTCAGCCATGGATTAACGGTACTGGATTTAGATCAGATGATCCACCAGTTGTTGATGGTATTCAGTGGGCGGAACCATTGAGCTCGTGGGCTATTGGTGGTAAATCTGGTTCATTGTGGATATCTAGTAGTCAAAATGTACAAGTCAATAATTCATCAATATATGTATCTGGATCTGGTACGGGTGGTAGTTGGTATTATCAATCAGGATCTGGTGCATTTAATATCAATAATTTTAATCAATCATTTTTTATTCAGCCTGGATTATCTACTACCGAAAATTCTACTACAAGACCAACTGATATTACAATGGATGTTACTGATGCTGTAAAATTATGGATCTCTGGTAGTGGTGGTAATACAATTGCAAATAATGGATTTCTAATAAAATTCTCAGATGCAGATGAAGCTAACGATAATATTACTGGTGTAATTAGATATTTTAGTAGAGAAACTCATACTATATATGTTCCTCGTTTAGTAATGTATTTTGATAATAGTACATTTAGTACCGGATCGTTAGCAGCTGTAGATTTAGAATCATATACAATATATTCAAATGTTAAGCCGGAATATAATGATACGGAAATAACAAAAATTAGATTGTATGCTCGAGATAAATATCCTCAAAAATCTCCGACTAATTTGTTTCCAATACACACAGTAAATTATTTACCAACTGCTACATATTATACGGTATTAGATGCGGCTACAGATGAAGTCATAATTCCATATGATGATATTTATACTAAAGTAAGTCC